GTGCCGAGGTATTACCTGCTGACTCACCTGCAATAACATTCTTAAACGCTTGCTCTGGTAGTTTAGGGTGCGCTTTCTTTAAGCGACTCATGCCATCTATAAACGTTCTGTCTTTTTCAAGGTCTTCCATAGTAGGTGTTGAGTACTGCTTCATTCGTGCACGTTCTTGCATACGTAAAGCGTTCTCATCGCTAACAGCACTACTAGACTCTGGGTCACCTTCTGTAAAGAAACCACCATCTTTAGAAGAATCAGGTACACCCTTGGCTTTCTTCTCTTCTTCGTAACCAAAGGAGATGTCAAGCCACCCCTGTACATCCTCGTATGCGCTCTTGATCCCTGCTACAGCTTCAGATACCTGCCCAGATATTTCAGAAGCCAGCCCTGCACCTTTTGCAACAGGTTTACCTACAAGGCTTTTAGATTCAGCACTAATAATATCACTTGCATCAGAGCCTTCTCTGCCTACATCTGTTTTAGTTATACTTGACTTCTGTTGCTTCTCTATAGCATCGAACATATCTTTATAGTTTGACATTTAGAAACCCCCTCCAAACATTGAAAATAAGGCCCTACCCCATGACGCAGACTTGGAAGCCTTTGCTTGAGCCTCAGCCGCTTTAGTAGCAGCGTCTGCGCCTAGTTGTGCCACAAGAATATTGTTAAGTCTATCCTGATGGCTTTCTGAAGACTTCCAAGCAAACGACATTAAGTCTCGCTCACGTTGCCAAATTTGATCTAGGGTACTAGCTGTAAATGCATTAGCTGTTTTAGCATCCTGCATATTAGCTTCATTCTGTGCTGCCATATTAGCAGTAGCTAACTTCTGACGCCACTGAGTATTAGCTTGTGCAACTAACAAACTGTTGCCAGCATTAAACTGGTCACGTGCATTCTCTTGCTCTACGTTAAACTGTTTGATGGCATTAGTTTCACTTACATTAAACTGTGCCATAGCGTTAGCTTGAGTGGCATTAAATTGATTAACTTGAGTCTTCATAGTTGCCATAAACTGATTTGTCTGATTCTGGCTAGTGGCATTAAATTGTTTAGCTGCGTTCTCTGCAGCGGTATCATTCAAGATGGCATCTTGTATTGCCTTGGCTTTAAATACCTCTGTCTGCTGTTCATTGTTTAAGTTAGCTAAGTCCATAGACAAGAAGTTCTTAGCGTTCTCAACTTGTGCTTGCTGTTCGTTACTCAGGTTAGACAAGTCCATAGTAGCCATAGCTGCAGCATCAGCCATAACCTTAGCGTTCTTAGCACTCATATTAGCTATGTTTGTAGTGGAAGCAATACGAGCGTTCTCTAATGCAATCTGCTGATCAGCAGTAAAGTTCATGTTAGCTATGTCACTAATCTTAGCAGCAGTAGTTACACGGGCTTGGAATGCCTGATCAAAGTTTAGCTTAAGAAAACTTGCACGTTGCTCTGCTGCAAACAAAGCAGTCTGTTGACGGTTGCTTAAATTCTGAGCTTCAAACTTGGCAAACGTGGCAGCATCCTGTGATGCAATAGGTAGTGCAGACTCCATAGCAGCCTGTACAATGGCCTGTCCTGCCATAGAGGATGCACCTAAGCCACGCGCAGCCATCTGTGCATTAGCGTTTCTCATGGCCCCTGCAGCCCAAGCAGGTGTTGCCCCTCCTTCAAAATCTGTCATAAGCTCAGAAAGTTGACCTTGAACTGTAGCTTTCTTACTAGGGTCAGCATTAGCAGCTTGAATATCAGTAGCCTCTTTGACTGCAGCCATGTCAACAGAGGAGCCTTCAATGGCTTCGCCCGGTTTAAGTACACGTGCAGGAGGGGGTACAACTTTAGTAGGATCAACCTGTGTTAGACCCTCTGTACCTAATCCTGATATCTTTGTAGGATCGCCTTCAGCAGCAGTAACCTCAGTTGATGTTGTTCCTGTTGCTGCTGTGACATTCTTTAAAGCGTCTTGCACCTCACCAGTAGATGTTGAAGCCAACACAGATGCAGGTGTTAAAGTAGTAGGAGCGGCTGCTGTAGCTGTTGTACCTGCCGTAGAAGCCGTAGTAGTACCTGCTGCCCCTGCGTCACCTGTACCTGCTCCTATAATTTGATTGGTGGTTTCAGTTATCTTATCTACTTTTGTATCAGTAGCTAAAGAGGTAGGGTCTTTTAAAGCCTTAGCTGTTAAGTCCCTCTGATAAGAAGCCATCTCTGCTCCCTGTGCAGAGGATACAGTAATCATCTCAGTCTTTAGTTTTTCAATTGCCTCTTGCTTTGCCTTGACTTTTTCAGCAATCTTAGGATTCTTAGGATTACCTTCAGCATCAACTTCATCCTGTGCTTGAAGCTGTGAAAGCTCAAGGGTAGCTTGGTTTATTTTATCTTGTATCTTCTGACGTGATGCAGTTAAATCTGAGGAGGTTGTAGTAGCGTACTCAGTTGCAGCCTTATCTGCTGCATCAGCGTCAGCTATCTGTTTTCTTTCTTCAAGAACTTTAGCTTCTGCATCTTCTCTTTCCTTGAAACTATAAAATTCTTTACCTTCTAGTTCTGGAAAAGTAGAAAAAATTGGTGCAGGTCCACCTCTAACTGGTGGAAGTACAGGATTAACAGGAGCAGGTCCACCGCCACCACCACCACCAAAGACAGCATGATCCAAAAAACGAACACTGGGCATGAATGGATTATAGATCATGATTAAAACTCTTTCTTGTGTGTCTTGGTAGGATCAGAAAACCTACGCCATCTTGCAATAGGTGCTTTACCGTATACTTGTAAGTGTTCTTTTTTAAGTGATGCAATCATTTGTCTAGCTTTTCCTGTCGTAGATATAAAGTCTAAACCCCAAAGTTGTTTATCTTCTATGTCTGTATCTTCATAGTCTTCTTGTTTAGGTTCATACTTATACTGTAATAGTTTTTCTGCTTTATCTTCTGTTAGCCAACACCAAGTTATAAGTCCTACAGGTACACTTTCTTGATTGTAAAATATTCTAACACGATTGTTTTTAATTGGCAATACTAAATATGTATTTATATCATCTAAAGTATATTTTTTATGTGGTGCACTGTTTATAAATAAAGTCAATCCATCTGCTACTGCTTTGTTGTAGTCTAACTTCACTAAAATCCGTCCTTTAATCCGTCAAGTATATCTTGAACTGATACTTTTTTCTTAGCGTTAGGTGTGTATCTACACATATACGTCTTAGGGCATTCACTAAACTTAAACATAGGGTAATGATATCCTATTGTACCATTAGGTCCACGGTAAATGCAAACCATTTCTCCCTGTATCTTAACTCTTTTTGCTAAGTGACACTGTACAAACTCAGGGTTACTTAACAGCCCTGCTAACACAAGGGGTAACACAACAACATTAATCATTAACCAATTCCTAGTGATATCAGATATATGCCCCCACCTAATACACCAATTATTAGTAATGATAGGCCACCTATAGCTGCATTGTTAGCCATCTGTCTTTTAGCTTCCATTGCTGCATACACAGTCTCTTCACGTTCCTTACGTATTTGCCTACGCATACCTAACATTTCATCGTATGTGCCAAGACCAAACCTGTAGTCTAACATAAACTTTATTTCTTTTTCTTTCTCAAGCAATGTCTTCTTACGAACAATAATGTCCATTGCTTCTTGTTCTATGTTGTCAGTACCATGGGTCTGTTTGTCTAACCATGTAGGGTTCTTACGTTGGGACTCAGCCCTAGTAATATCAGCTACTGCACCGTACCATGCACCTAGTTGCTGTGATACATCCTGTATCTCTCTACCAGCCCCTACAAGCATCTTGACCCCTTTGAATGCTGCATTAGCTGCAGCAAAAGCTGTGATGGGGTCAATCATTTAATTATCTCTTTGCGTGATTAGTCGTAACCACATTTAAAGCGTCCTTGATTGCTTCTACATTTGCATCAATACGTGCAATCATTACATCGTTTTCATGTATATCATCAGCTAGTCTTGCTGTACTGTTTTCTATATCAGCTATCTCAGCTCTGTTATACTGAATGTCAGACACCATACTGGACACTGCCCACACAACAGCAGCACCTTGGGCTAGTAATGCCCCTGCTATTGTTACTAGTGTCCAGTTGATTTCCACAACTTATCCTGTAAAGCTATCGGCTGCTGTAATAGCAGAATTAATAGCAGTAAAGTCTTTGCTACCCCAATCACTGTATGTGTCTTTCTGGTGTTTCAGATAGCCTACGCTACGAGACACACGTTCTTTCTTTTCATCATGCGTAAGGTCATATCCAAAGTCCTTATCTGTTGCACTATTGCCTTTGGCATGTGTAGCAATGACACTATTGATTGTGCTTGCCCCATCTAAACAAGCTGCATGTGCTTGTGTAATTTCATTTGCTGTACGTGTCATGTTTATTTATCCTTCTAGTGTAGCTACTCTTGCAGTGAGTGCTTCTATTAATGCGTTCTGTTCTTGAATTGCTTTGACTAGGATTGGCACAAACTTGCTGTACTGTAGACCCATCTGCTTGCCATCATCTGATGTAGATACAGTAAGGTTTTTCTTAGCAGCAGTTGTATATCCTGCTGCTTCTTCAAGTGCTTGAACTTCTTGTGCTTTAAAACCTATGTCTAGCCAATCTTCTTTGTGAGTGCCATCTGGTGTCTGTGCAGAAAGATCATAATCATCTGCTGTAATATCGCCATAGTTAGCACGTTTATCCCACTTGTATGTTACAGGTGCTAGTGCCTTAACAAAGTCTAAGCCAAGGTCTAGGGCTGTAAAGTCTGTCTTATCACGTTGATCAGAGGCTACAGTCCAATCTACTTGGACATGTGCTGCTGAAGTACTTACATTACCTATAACAAGTGCATTACTTCCAGTGGTAAAATTACCACCGGGGTGTCCTGTTAGTCCTGCGTTTTGACCTAAAAATAAACAGTTAGAACCGCTTGTAAGTGCAGAACCTGCCTTTTGACCTACTGCTGTACTATTAGCACCTGTTGTGACGCTTAACGCCTCTACTCCTATAGCAGTATTATCATTACCAGCGTTAGCACTAAGTGCTAAATAACCAACGGCTGTGTTTCTAAGACCATCATCAGTACCATCACCAGATAGTCCACCTACAAAAGTATTTTGTGCACCTGTTGTGACTGCTACACCTGCATTATAACCTACTGCTGTGTTGGTGCTTGCGGTGGTTTGTGCAGCTAATGCGTATGTGCCAAGAGCAGTGTTTTGTGAGCCGCTTGTATTAGTAAGCAAAGCATTCTTACCAAAAGCAGCATTATTTGCGCCAGTACCCGTGCCACCTATAGCATTTAAGGCGTAACTACCAACAGCCGTGTTAATATCACCTGTTGTATAATTCTCTCCTGCCCGTTGCCCAATAAAAGTATTTTCAGTTGCCGTAGTAACATCTTGACCAGCAAGTCCACCTACGAGGGTGTTTGAGGTGCCTGTTGTGACTGCTCCACCTGCCTCATAGCCAACAGCAGTATTGAGACTATCTGTAGATGTAGTAAAGTTTTGTGTAAATAAAGCAGCATATCCAACGGCCACTGACTTATTACCCTTTGTATCAGTGCCTATTGCACCTAACCCTATAGCAACATTCTTATCAGCATCCGTTAGTGCATCACCTGCATTAGTTCCTATAATAGTGTTTTCTACGCCTGTTGTTATATTTTGACCAGCTTCATAACCTATTGCTATGTTATGGCCTTCTGCACCTGCGTTTAAATCTTCCAGTGCTTTATATCCTATAGCAACATTAGACCCATGAGCATCCTCTGTTTTTAAGGCGTTTACTCCAACAGCAGTATTACCAAAACCGCTAGTCAAAGCAGTACCAGCAAGTCCACCTATGAGGGTATTTGAAAGGCCTGTTGTGACTGCTGTTCCTGCGGCATAACCAACTGCTGTGTTGTAAGAATCAGTAGCACTGGTGAAGTTTTGTGCAAATAAAGTGTCATTACCAATTGCTACAGATTTACTGCCTAAAGTATCTGAGCCTAAAGCCTGTCTTCCTACAGCTACATTATTGTCAGCATCTGTTAAGTCATCACCTGCATTTCCACCAATTAAGGTGTTTCGTATACCTGTAGTAAGATTTGCACCTGCATTATAACCAATACCTATGTTTAAAGCATCTGCACCTGCATTTAAATCTTCTAGTGCATGATACCCTATAGCAACATTTCTGCCATGTGCATCTTCTGTCTTTAATGCTTCAAATCCGACAGCCGTATTTCTATCACCCGTAGTAATCGCAGTACCTGCCTCATCGCCTATAAGCACATTTTTGTCACCGCCAGAGGCTATTGAGTTACCTGCGTTTACACCTGCTATAAAGTTAGATGTACCAGAGGTGTTTGTAGACATACCGTCAGATACAATAATACCTGTAACATCTACGCCTGTATTTGTTGTGGATAGTTTAGTTGAGTTTGCAAATCTAAGTTGTACACTTTCATCAGAAGACACACATCTAATATAATTAGCATCCCCAGCAGTGTTTTGAATAAGAAGTTCATCTGCTTTAATAAGTAAATTTCCTGTACCCTCATCAGATATAACGCTACTAGAACCATTGTGAAAAATCTGTAAATCAGCCCCAGCACCAAATTTTATACCCGCATTGTCAGGGAATTGAATAGCTACAGTACCTGTAGGTACAGTAAACACTGTAGCATCTGCGTCATTCTTCAGTGTAATGTCTGAGGTAGAACCCTGACCAGTAAGGATCAAGCCCTCTGCTGCAGTGTAACCAATAGCAGCATTATCACCTGCTGCAGTGTCTGTAGTAGCTTCTAACGTACCACCAGTAATAACGCCCGTAGTAGTAATATTGCTAGAGCCAGTATCAATAGTACCAAAACCACTAGTAATACTACCTGAGTTTAATGCTCCAACAGTAGTAGCTGCAGTAGTAACAAGATTAGGCATAGCTGTAATCTCATCATCAAAGTATGCAGCTAAGTCAGTAACAGCAACCTGCACCATAGTGCCATTGTCATTCATTACTACTCTGTCTGCATCAGCAACAGTAGTAGCAGTAGCTGACGTACCACCATCTACAATATTAAGTTCTGCTGCAGTTGAATCTACAGCAGCTAATTTAGTAAAGTCTGCTTGTACTAAGCCTGATACGCCATCTAGTAAATTTAACTCAGTAGCAGTACTAGTAACATTAGTACCACCAATATCTAGGGTAGTCATAGAAACTTCACCTGCTACGGTTACTACACCATTAGCAAGAGTAATTAAGTCTGTATCATCTGTGTGACCAATAGTAGTACCATTAATAAGAACATCGTCTATGTCTAATGATCCACCAGAAATTAATCCAGTAGTAGTAATAGTACTAGAACCTGTATCAATAGTACCAAAGCCTGATGTAATGCTACCACTATTCAATGCACCTACAGTAGTTGCAGCAGTAGTAACTAAGTTAGGCATTGCAGTTATTTCATCGTCAAAGTAAGCAGCAAGGTCTGTTACTGCTACTTGCTTCATTGTACCAGCATCATTAAATACAACACGATCAGCATCAGCTACAGTAGTAGAACTAGCAGTTGTATCACCATCAAGAATGTTTATTTCTGTGGTAGTAACAGTAGCACCATCAAGTATTTCTAATTCTGCTTCTGATATACCTGCACCACCAATAGTAAGTGTACCTGAGATATCTACATTACCATTTATATCAATAGTAGTAGCAGCTATTTGTATTTCACTGTCAGCTACAATGTCAAGCTGACCGTCAGTACTAGAATTAATATAGATAGCAGTATCACGAAACTGAATCTTCTCCGTTGACGCAATAAGTAAATCATCAGAAAACTCAAAGTAATCCTCATCCTCCATCCACTTAAATACACCGTCATTAGTTTCACCATCAAATGTTACTGTAATGTCTGTGCCTGAAGTAGCATCACCAATAGTAATAGAAGTGCCTAACAGCTTAGTAATTGGTCCACCTTCTGCAGCAGTACCATCATGTGTATGCCCTGTACTTGCAGCAAAGGCAGCTAAAAGTTGATCATATTCATTATTAAACAGATCAGCGGTGATAACATCGCCATCAGTAAAAGATGATTGTCTTGTATATGTAGCACCCATTTAACGTCTTGCTCCTAATTGATACTCTAATTGAAACCCTTTAAGGGAATATGGTGCAGTTTCACCACCATCATTTACTCTTAGTGCAACAGAAAAACCTGAACCCTCTACTGACTGTCTTACTAAAGGCTGTGAAGGTCCACCAAAAACAAACTGTGTAGCACTACTACTAGTACTAAATAAGGCAGTACCAAATTGTGCAGCTACAGATGAAGAGTCTAACGGATATGCTGCAGGTCTTGCTGATTCAGTAGCTTCGTTATCATAACGTACTAACAAATCAGCGTCAATAGCAGATTCAGGTTTATAGTTAATAATAACTCTTTGCATGTGTTTTCTAACACCAGTATCACCAAAACTTAAATCTGGACTTCTATACCTAGCTAATATTGGGGTTCCATCAAAAGTATTTCCTGTTTCTTGACGATTTATATAACCTGAAAAATCTCCATGTAATACAGTTGAATTACCATCAATAACTAGGCTGTCTGTAGCAGAAGGTTTTATACCACGTATCTCTGAAAACTCATACTTGTCTGCACGTTGAACACATATAATACCTTTTGTTAAACTGTTTGCCTGACCTTCTTTAGAGAAAAATATTCTATACTGTGTTTTATCTGGTATAACTACACTATCAAAAATTGCAGCATTCTTAATGTTGGCATCAAATATAGACTGCACATTTTGTGTAATTGATCCAAGTGCAGTATCACCAATTCTTGCAGTAGCTGCAACAGTTCTTAATCCATCAGGTCCAAGAAATAATAAATCACCTGCAAATTCCTGAATAGTATCTCCATTTACACAACCAATATTTCTTGTAACAGGTTGTATTGCAAAGTCACTTAAAGTAGAACCTGTCAATTTAAATATTCTGTTTTCACAAAATATAAATAGTGCATCACGAAAAACTTTTAAAGCAACAATGTTATCATCTACTTTAATAGTACCTGCACCCTGTCCAGAATTAAAACCATCTTCATCAAAAGGCTCACTAAACACTAATGTTTGAAGGGTACTAGATTTACCTGCATAAAACATATGTGATTTAAATGCTACTACAATAGTAGAACCCGCTACAGAACTCTCACTAACGTCAGTTGCAGAAACAGAAGAGTTAAATATTGTTGGTGCATTTGTGCCATCAACAACAATTATCTTTTCATTGCCATCAAAGTTATATCTTTCAAAACGGTATTTACCTGCACTACTTCTTCCAGTATCTCTCTCTGTCCAATCTTCTGATACTACATCATCAACAGCATGATTAGCCGCAGTAGTACTTGAAGTAGCTCTAGTTACACCTGTAAAAGTAACGGAGGTAACACCTGTATAAGTAAAGATTTCATCATTAATTTGTATAGTACCACTAGAAGAAAATCCTGTAGTGCTATCTACTGTAATAGTACCAGAGCCTGTCATGCCTGTACTAGAAGATATCTTAGAGGCAACTTCAGTAGAAGCAGAACTAAATATTTTTTCACCTCTAGCAGCTAATACTTTATCTGCAAAACTAGCAACCATAAGTATTTTTTCAGAACTAGCAGATGTTTGAGGTACTATTTGATTTACATATTTACGATGTCCATTTATTCTTCTATAGCCACCCTCAACATCAGGCTCAAAGTTTTCTAGCTCTAATGCTTCTCCCGGTTGC